ATTACACAATCAATTACACAATCAATTACACAATCAATTACACAATCAATTACACAATCAATTACACAATCAATTACACAATCAATTACACAATCAATTACACAATCAATTAATCAAGATCTTCCATAATTACGTCTGGTTTTTCATCAATGAATACAGTTTTAAAATCTGTATTATAAATCGTGTTTATTTTAAACACTTTTTCAGTAAAATTATCATCATTCATATACAACGTCAAATTATAATCTACTAACCTTAAACTATTCGATTTTTTTATTTCTAAAAAGTCAAATAATTTACCTAATTTAACACGTTTATCAAAATAAAAACAAAATCGTCTTATATCATGTGTTATATCAAATAATATTTCACCGCTATTATCTGTAATACTAGCATGAACTATTAAATTACGCTTATCAAATGTAGTACATCTATTATCTCCTAAATTAATTGAATTACTAAATTCATATACATCAGATTCAGAAAAAAATATTAAACTGTATTGTTTCTCGTTAAAAACAACATCATAATCTGTAAACGTGGTATCTTTTATACTTACACAATGTTTCTTGCTAATATTGTTTATCAGTCGTGACATCCTCTTCAATTTTCTTTCAATTTTCCACTTGCAAATCCGTAAAAATAACGAAAATGTCTTTAAGAATATAATACGTCTATAATAATACAATAATATTGTTGTTAAAAGGGTAATTAAAATTACATAAAACATCTTATTTAAAAAGTATAATTTTTTAGCTTTAAATGGATTTCTTTCAATTTTTACAAAATTCTAAAGATTCTGTTGATATATCAAAAACATCTAATAAAACAGTTAAAAAACCACATGAACAAAATCAACAAACATTTACAAATACAAATATAGACACAAATTTAAATAATCAGGAAGTTGAAGTATATAAAAATATAAATAAAGGAGATTTTGTTAAAATTATTGGTGTAAAAGATAGTGTTTTGAACTTTTATAAAGGATACATAGGTGAAGTAAGAGATTATAAACGTGATAAGGATTCAGCAATGATACTTTTACATCCAATTACATATCAAACTATAATTAAATTCCCCTTACATCATTTTATTAAAATTGATCCGTTTCGTAAGTCTAATTAGTATATAAAAATTTAACAGTCTTACTAGTCTATAAGATTTGTATAAGTAATAATTTTATCTGTTACAAATAATTCTTTTAAGGTTTCATTAACTTGCTGTATGTTATTCAATTTTATTATTTTTTCCTGATCGCTTCTTATATTGACAATGTTTTTATTTATAGTGTAAGAACATGTTTTAATACATGGATTTTTATTGAGTAAAGTAATGAATATGTTTTTATGGATGTCTTTTATATCACCATTTGCTAAATATATGAACCATATATCATTTGTAGTTTTTAATTTTAATCTTCTAAACATTTTGTTGAAAATTAAAAGTCCACGTTTTACAACGTCATCAGTTCCTATCTTGTCAGTAATAATATATTCATTTTTACAATTTACAAAACGATTAATTTGACAATCTTTCATATTAACAACTATATTTACTTGTAAACAACGTTCTAAAAAACGTACATCTGTAAATTTGTCATCAAAATCTAAATAATAATATACATCTAATATTTTTCTTTCCATTTGAGAATTATTTTTATCATTAGTAGAGCAAAAATTAACTGACATTTTATCTACCTTATAATACTAAAAGTTTTTTTATATAAATTTCAAACCTAATTGTTAAACTTTTTTTACTAGTATATATTAATAATGAAATCAAAACCAGATTTACACGACAATACAGATTATTCAAAATATCACGGTACTTCAGGATTATCTACTAAAGCGTGGGGTCCTAATGGATGGTATTTTTTATTCTCTTGTATAATGGGTGGATATCCTGTAAAAATAGATGAAAGAAATAAACAACACAAAGAAATTCAACGTCATTTTAAAAATATGCTATTAAGTTTAGGTTATACAATGCCTTGTATATTTTGTAGACAATCATTTTTAGGTTTTTGTAAAGACCTTCCTATTGATGATTTTATGAAAGGAAGAATAGAACTTATGCGTTGGCTTTATGAAATAAGAAATAAAGTTAACAATAAACTAATAGCACAAGAAGAAAAATGCTATAACGATGAAAAAAAACGCCTTAAAACAATATATCATAATGGGGAAAAGAATGATGATGATAAAAGAATTTACTATAAAAATTTAGAAGAATTTAGACAGAAAACATTTATAACTAAACCAGCACCTAGCTTTCAAGAAGTTTTAGATAAATACGAATCTATAAGAGCAGTATGTTCTACTAAAGCACAAACTTGCGCGTTACCAGATAAAAAATAACTTTTACTATAACATTACATACCAATCTATAATAATATATGTATTGTATATTATTAAGTGTTACAGTATATTATTAAAAGTTGATTTATTTAAACACCAATTTCAAAGAATCTTCTCATTTGAGCAGGACTTTGTTCAAAACTGCTTTGGTTCCATGGTCCTACATTTTCCTTAGGGATAGGAGGTAGAGATCGAATGTCTTGGTATGGGATTTTATTACTTTGCATTACAGTATTAATACCTACATGATATCCACTAATTAAAAAGTTTTGTTCTTTTAAAAGCTTAGAAACAGGATTTTCTTTAGCGAATTCATTTTCAGCTCCATATTTTGGAAGAAGATCTTCAGGTTTGACTTGTTCACTACCTGCTACAATTTTATCAACTTGAATTTTTTGTGGAGATTGCATTACTTCAGCTACTGGTTGCGTTGGTTCTACTGGTGGTTGAGCAATAGGTTTTTCTTCAGCTGTTTGTTCTCCTTCTACATTTTCAAGTTGTTCTGGCATCATACCATAATAATTTTCCATCTTTTCAGATCGAGGTTTTTGCATATAAGATACTAAAAGATAAACACCAAGTAGAATAAGTGCAACTTTAAGCATATCGTTTCGTTGAATAAGTTCTAAAATATTAGCCATAGGATTTGTTTTAATATACTATAATAAAATAAAATAATTTTATATTTTAAAAAATTTAAAAAAAAACCCACGAACCGTTAATTTAAAAATACAATTACTACAAGTTTATGCCCAATAACTCTTAAATCAACTAAATTACAATGGACTTTGATTCAGATGACTTTATAGATGATAATTTTATGCAAATAGATCATCTAGATGAATTTTTATTTAATTATTCCGATAAAATTTATTATTTGTATGAAGATTTAAAACATAGATTCGGTGCTTTCTCACCTTTTTTCATATGTGATATGCAATATCACGATTTAACAAATTTTTTTACAGATTTAGTATTACGAAATCCTAACCTTTATGTTTTTACTAAAACAAATCTTATTACATGTTTTGATACCTTTTATACAAAAGAATTAGATATATCTTATCGTATCGTATTCAATTTTGCAAAACAAACACTGCGATTTAACTTACAATACAATGATTGGTTACAGTTTTGCTACTTATTAACTGATAAATACGAAATGAACAAATAAATGCGCGATCATAATAATTATTTAATATCATTCTTATATACAATGATATTATCTATCGATATTGGTATTAAAAACTTGTCCCTATGTTGCATGGATTATACTGACCATAAAGATTTATCTAGTTATATTATAAAATTATGGGATGTATATGATACATTAGACACAGAAGATCACATTTGTCAATCATCTAAACGTGATGGTACAGCTTGTGGAAAACGTTGCGGATATAAATATAAAAGTGAAACTGATATGATATACTCTTGTAAAACACATTTTCCTAAAGACATTACTATAAAACCACAAAACATATATAAAAAACGTTTAGTTAATGATTATTTACTACAAGATATTGCCAAGATAGTTTTAACACGTTTACAAAAAATATATGATGAAAATGTTGATATTTTTATAAATATAAAGTCTATTGTTATAGAACTTCAACCAAAAATAAATCAAAAAATGAAGTTTATTTCTCATATAATATATGGTAAATTAGTAGAACTTTATTACAATACAACTACCACTATACGTTTTGTAAGAGCTGCTCAAAAATTAAAAGCTTATACTGGACCAGATATTGTATGTAACTTAAAAGGAGCTTATGCTAAACGTAAATGGTTAAGTGTTCAATATACACGTTGGTTTTTAGAACGTTCCCTTACAAATAATGAAATCTGGTTACAACATTTCTTAAATCATAAAAAAAAAGATGATATGGGTGATACGTATTTGATGACAATAAACGCAATATACGGTATTCCCAAAAAACAAAAGACGGATAAACGTGGTAAATGTATAAAATAAGTTTTTATAAATTATCTATATTTAAGGCCTAAAATTTTTGACAATGTTCGTATACAATATTGTACAGTGGAGAATTGTCGTGGTTTATAATCATATATATAACAATCTACATATTCGTAAAAACGAATACGTTTAGGTATATGCGGGTAAGATATATTATGTGAGTTTAGCGGTATTTTGTATACAGATGTTATGATTTTATATTCGGTCATCCTTAATTGTATACGTTATATTATATTTTCGTTTTTAACACGTTTAAAAGATGTAAAAAAATTAGACGTATATATCATTGATGTTAATAAACGAATTTGAAAAGCTATCTTTAAGAAAGTTTAAAATAAAAAGTATTCTTCCAGATGCTACCATATTATGCTTAGGTCGTAGAAGGAGTGGAAAGTGTATTTTACGCGGTACAAAAGTACTGATGTATGATGGTACAATTAAAAATGTAGAGGATATTCGAGTTGGTGATCAAGTTATGGGCGATGACAGCACACCTAGAAATGTTTTAGAAACACATTCGGGAACGGATACAATGTATAAAGTAAGTAACCGTAAGGGAGAAACTTATACAGTAAATAGTCATCACATTTTATCTTTGATTTATACAGGAAAGAAAAATATAAGAGATAGACGTGAACGTCAAAGTTATCAAGTTATCTGGTTTGATAAAAATAAATATAAATTAAATTATAAAACATTTTCTTATAAGAATAAAAGTAAAGATGATGTTTATACTAAAACTAAAGAATTTTTAGATAATTTGGTAGATAATCGTAAAGTTGATATTCCTATTCTTGATTATTTAAAATTGTCTAAGAAATATCGTGATAATTTATTAGGGTATCAAGTTTCGGCATTAACATTTCCAGAACAAATAACATCTTTACCAATAGATCCTTATATGCTTGGCTATTGGTTAGGTGACGGTACATCTCGAGAAGCAGTAATAACATGTCAGGATTCAGCTGTTTTACATTATTTTGCTCACAATCTTCCATTAATAGGTTGTTATTTGAATTATATAAAATCAAGCAAATTTTATTACGAGATAAATGGTATAAAAGAAAGTGGTTGTAAGAATATGACTAATTATTTTTTAAATACGATTAGAGACTTGTGTCTAACAAAAGAAAAACATATTCCTCATATCTATAAATGTAACACTAGAGAGGCTAGATTACGTTTATTAGCTGGATTTATAGATGCGGATGGTCATTTAGGTAATAGAAATGAGTTTGAAATAAAAATAAAACACGAACGTTTAATCGATGATATCATTTATTTAGCTCGTAGTTTAGGGTTTAGTGCTTATAAACATGTTAAAAATACATCGTGGACAAACAATGGAATTAAAAAATATGGAAAAGCATTTAGAATAAATATTAATGGCGTAGGTATACACGAAATACCTACTTTAATTAAGAGGAAACAGGCACAGCCAAGAAAGGAATGTGTTGATACATTAACTAGTCAAATTAAAATAGAAGAAATTGGTAAAGGTGAATATTTTGGAATTGAATTAGATGATAATAACAGATATGTATTAGGAAATTTTATTGTTACTCATAATAGTTGGCTTGTTAGAGATATTTTTTTCCATCACAAAGATACTCCATCAGGGATAGTATTTTCTGGAACAGAGGAAGCATCTCCATTTTTTGGTGATTTTATACCAGATTGCTTTATTCATTCTGAATATGATGCAGAGTTGATTGACAGTATTATGACACGTCAAAAGAAAAAAATTAGGGAAGCAAAGAGTAAAGGTTTGTCAGATACAGGAAAACATCCAAGTAATAATTTATTTATAGTATTAGATGATATGTTACACGATGCTCAAAATTGGAAAAAAGATAAAACTATAAAAAGTATTTTTTTTAACGGAAGACATTTTAATTTCTTATTTATTTTAACAATGCAATATGCACAAGGTATTCCTCCAGAATTAAGGAGCAATATTGATTATATTTTTATTTTTAATGAACCTTCTATTGCAAATAGAAAAAGAATATATGATGCGTATGGTGGGTGTATACCTAGTTTTGATCATTTTTGTAACATATTAGATGCTTGTACAAAAGATCACGAATGTTTAGTAATAAAAACATCTGGAAATACAACTGATTTAAGAGAACAAGTATTTTGGTATAAAGCAGAAGCGCATAGCAACTTTAGAGCAGGACATCCGAAATTTTGGAAATATCATTCGAGTAATTATAATCAAAACTATGAAGAACAGGACGATAAAGACAAGGAACAGTTGGATAAACTTAAAAAGAAATTTGCAAAAACACGAAAACTTAAAGTTATTGTTTCAAGACAAGGTGAAATAGTTGGTTACAAATCCGACGATGATTAATATCAAAATATTTAAAAATGTGATGATTAATATAATACTATTTATTAATCTTCAAACTACAACTATTGAAAAAGATTTTAAAAGACGATTGATTTTAGAAATATCTCTGTTCGTCAACCAATTATCAATCCAACTACTTCCATATTTATATTCTTCCATATCTCTTTTCTTTATTTTTGCTATATACTTTTTAATTTGAAAGTATATTTTATTATCCATTTTAGAAACAATGTTATCCAACTCTTGCAAATTCGTACGCTTGATAAATGTAATCATCTTATTTTAGTATAATAATTACAAATATTTCAATTTTTTACGAATCTTTTTTATTACGAATCTTTTTTTATTATGATATATTAATGAATAACGATTCTTTAATAGAAGACGATCGAATAACTGAATTATTACAAAGTGAGTTTGATAAATATTCAATTAATAGACATATTGATATAAAATATGTAAATCCATACGATCCATATTCGTCTATTTCTCCAAATGATATAGACACTATAATATTACCAGACTTGAGTAATTTTCAATTATCTGATAGATTTTTTTTAGACGATACTACTTTTTCTGAATGTTTGGATAATATATTATTCAACTTTAATATATTTTCTAAATCTTCTGATAGAGTTTGTCATACATTTTTTAATAAAATAGAAGAATATTTTTTAAGAATCAATTTGACAACATTTCAGATATCAATATCTGTAGATACAGTTTCTCAAATTAATACTTGCTTAAATTCTTCAAAATTACCTATAGTAATACTTCCTGTACGGTTAGATTTTCTTAATATACAATCAGAATATGATATGTCATTACAAATGGATGATTCAAAAAATTTATACACTGCCCATTCAAATTTGATTATAATTGATAAATTACACAAAACTATCGAATTTTTTGAACCACATGGTATCATACTTGGTCACGCTTATTCTAATATATTAAATATAGAATCGATAATACAAAAGTTTGTAAAAAATACATTTAGATTAACTGACTATACATTTATAAATATATCAAGTAGATGCCCTATAGGTGCACAAAGCATTCAATCTTTAATAAATCCGGAATCTGGTCATTGTCTTGCCTGGAGTTTATATTTTATAATGGTAAGATTATTAAACATATATTTTGCATACGGTCAAGAAAGTATTTTTGAAACAATTAATAAAATTATTACATCACAAGATCCAACAACTATTGATAAAACAATACGTCAATTCCTATCTTATATAGATTCAATAGTAGTTTTACCAATTAAATTCCTAAATGCTAATAATACATATGATATATCAGCTTATATAGAAAATGAAGTATATATAGAAACAAGATTACGTTATTTGATTAAAGTATATTTTAAAAATGCAATTTTTTACCAGAATGATTTTAGAAAGGTCTTTGAAGAAATCATATCTTATAAAAATATACCAAATTTTGATAAAATATTCATAGAAGAAATGAATACATCATATGACGATTTAAATCGTACCAGAATTTCTCAAATACAACCAAGTTTTTCCACCGATTTTAATCCTTCTTTTAGTTAATGGATTTATCATCCATGTTTCTTGTATATTATCATTAACTGTTGTCAAGAGTTCATAATCATTATCTGACAATTCAGTTCTGCACATAGGACACACATTAGTATTTGTTTCAACGTGTTGTTTAATACAATTTTTATGAAAACTATGTTTGCAATTTTGTAAACCAAATGTTTCAAGACCTGTTTCACTATTTGTTCCAGTAATAACTTCATCACAATCATAACATATACAACATGTATATTCACGATTTACATATTCATCAAACCCAATATTTTCATCTGAATGATTTTCTGAAAAATCAATGTAATTATAATAGTTTTGTATCGTATCAATTAATCTAGGATAATCAACTATAAATCTCTCTATTTCAAAACATCTTGTTTCATAATACCCAGACTGATATATATTTTGTAAATTATACAAATCATTAAAAATGCCATCTATATTAGTCAACATATAATTATGTATAAAGTTACTAAATAATTCTATACGTTCGTTTTGTAAATATCTAATTAAACATGAAATCCAACTTTGATATAAAACATAATCAGTATAACTCTGATCGTCTCTACCACCAGGTTCATACATATATGGATTATTATCTAAAAACGAATGAAATGTTATTAAGATTGTTTCAATACCCATACTAGAAGTCCATTTTTCAAATTTACTATCACCCCAAGTATTTAAAATGGTTGCGCAACATTTCCCACTTTCATACATATTAGGATGTATTCTAACTCCATCATAATTAATAAAGCTTACTTCTGGTGGAGAATGAGGATAATTATCAGGAATCTTGAAATCCAATCTTACAAATTTATGCCTATATACACTATCATTTGGTCCTCGTATAATAGCGTGTAAACGATTCATATTCGTCTCATTATAACTGATTAAATAATCATTGTCTAATAATTCACGTTGTGATTGTTGTATATATAATTGACGAACTTCCTTTAAAAATCTTCTATTAACATTCATTTAAACATTATAGTAAATAGAGTTTAAATCATTTTTTAATTAAATAATTACTAATATAATCCGATTTATCATAAAGTGGTTTATTTTTTAACAGCAAGTCTACCATTTTGATACATTTCGTACAATTTTTCTTTTACTAAACGTTCTTTTTCCTTTTTCTCCCTACGTTCTTCTTCTTTTTGTTTACGTGTCATTTCTTGTTTTCTAGGGTCTTGTATATAAATAATATTATCTTTTAACTGGACACTCCAAGACACATTTTGGTTAGGATTTATCAACATTATATACTCTGGATATCCGGACTTTAACAACAAACCACCTACCCTAAATAATCTTTTTTCAACATTGTAATATCTTATCCAAGTTTTAAATATAGGCAAATCGTTAAGAATGCTTTTTTCCTGCATTGTTTTTAAGGGAATACAATTTTGCAAACGACGCAATATTTCTTCTTTTGTAAAATTATCTTGCATACTACCTTGTGGTGGTTTTTTATATTGTTTACGCGAAACTGTTATGTATTTTTTACCACCAGTTTGAGTAGATGTATCTTCTGTTTCTGAATAGTATTCATCATCTGACTCATATGTTGTTGTTATATCAGTTGCAGTTACCATATCAGTTGTTGTTTCTGTATTTTGTTTTTCTACGATAAGACCTTTACCCTTCATTACTTTTATCTCAGAAAATAAAAGTTTCAATTTTATTTTATTAATATATTATAAAAGATGTTTTATTACATTTATAGTATGATTTATGATTTGGCTTCTACTTTTTTATATGCACAAACTAGCGTTGACGAAATTATACCAAGACTTTGGTTAGGAAATTATAAAGCAGCTATAGATAAGGATTTTTTAAAAACAAACAATATAGATTTTATTTTAAATTGTACTCCAAATATGCCACTTTATAATCAAATTTATAGTCCATCCGAAATAAATAATATAGAAACATATAGAATTCCAGTAAATGATAGTTTATTAGAACGTGATTTTATATTGATGGAAAAGTATTTTAAAATAGTTGTTCCTCTTTTAGTTAAAAAATATACATTACAAAAACGAAGAATACTAATTCATTGTCATGCTGGAAAACAAAGAAGTGCTATAGTAGTTGCTGCACTGTTAAAAGTACTTTTAGACCACGATTATATAAAAATTGATCAAATTCCTAAAACTGAAAGTCAAAATAAACAATTAGATTATATTTATAATTTTATATTATCTAAAAGAAGTAAAGTTTTTACATATGGTTTGCGTATTAACTTTGAACCTACATATCGACGTTTTTTTAAAATTAATTAGATATTACGAATTTATCACAACCACCTCTTTCTGAAAAATGTTTTATTCGATAATCAATTAAAAAACGGTCTATACAATGTTTTTCTAAACGTCTTTTACAATCATCAACGTAAATAATAGTTCCAGGTTTTGACAAAGTTTTAGACCAATAAATAGGAAGTAATCGACCTGGGCGATTATTGGCATACCCAGCAGGACCATCAATTATAATAACATCAAATGGTGCTAATTGCAGAATATCATCTGGAATACTATATGTATTAAGATCTTCTTGTGATATATCAAAACTTTGTTCAACTGTTGTTTTATATTTATATTTTTTTATATTTGATCTAGGAATATCCTTATTCAAATCTATATATTCCTGATTGTCCTCTATAAAAAATGTATTTTTATCAGATAAATTATACCATAAATTAGAATCATAACCCAATCCAAATACTAAAATTTTAAAATTTTTATGTAAACAAGTATCAATTATATCATCAATAACTCCTGTGTGAATTTGTATAGAATTTGTATAATACTTTTTTAAAAGATCTGATTTATTCATATATATTAATATACTATAAAAATTTTCTTATAATATAATATATACAACATATGTCTGATCAAAAGTTAATAGAAAATTATGGATATGTTCCTTTTTATGCATTTCAATGGATAATTTTAGGTTTACAGGTCTATATGATCTATAATTATAAATATGTGAATGATACCCTTGATCAATACTTTGATCCTAAACACCCTGGTAAACAGCAATTAAAAAAAGTTATATTAACAATACCATTTTTATTAATGGTTTATTATGATGTTAGATATAGTAGTTTTTCATTTAAAAATATGGGTGTCGATCCTGCTTACAATGATACAATTAAACAACTCTTAAATATATTAGGTTCATATGCTATTATTCATATTTTTGCACAGGATACTGGTTTAAAAACTGCAATTTTACAAACAGGTTTTGTACAAACTCAAACATTATTTATAGTTATGAGTGTTGGTATGGCTTACAGTATAACACAGAATAGATCACAATCAATATTAGCTCTTATATTATTTTATCACTTGAAATATGTAATCAGTCAAAATGTCACAGATTAAATAAATACTATTATTCTGTTATTCTGTTATTTTTATTCTTTATTATAAATAATGGAAAAGGTGGAATCACGAACAAAGCGATTTAGAGATTGGTTATTTTTTTATAAACGTTTGTCTTTATTAAATGATAAATCTGGCAAACGAGTATATAAAACAACACAATCTTTGTTTTCAAAACGTATTTTATCATCTGGTGTTGAAGGGAAAATTTATAAAACAACATTCGCAAATAAAACCCAGTATAAATATAAACAAATAAGATCTCGAGTAGGTGTTTTTATAACAAAAGCATTATATTTAAAACGTATAGCCGAAAAAAAAATGATAACACAAGAAATGATTGATGCAAATAGCTCAAGTGTACAAAAAATGTTTTATAGTGATAAAGCATTCAATAAACCAAGTTTAATAGAAGTTATAACATTAACATTAACAAACCAACTTGTATTTCAAAAAATATGTCCTCATTTTAACATAAATTACGATTGGAATTATGAAAAGAGTACTATTCGATTATATAACGAATATGCCACATATGGTGATTTTACAAAATGGTCACGAAAACATCATTCTGACAAAGTTTGGTTAAATGCATTATTTCAAATTATGGTAGGTTTACTAGCAATGCGACGTTATTTTAATATGGTTCATACTGATTTACATATAGGAAATATTTTAGTACATCGTGTAAAACCTGGTGGTTATTGGATATATATAATAGATAAACATAAATATTACGTTCCAAATTTGGGATGGGTATTTTTACTATCAGACTTTGGATTTTCATGGATACCAAATAAGATGGCCGTCCCCTGGCATTACACTGCTAGGTTAAAATATATTACAAAATCAGGTTTAGATTTATATGATTTTATTACATTGTTTAAATCATTACAAAACACTAAACGTGTACCTGATACAATTAAAACAGTAATAAAATCAATGTTTGAAATTGGAGATTTTATCGTTTTTAAAAAAGCATTTTATGAAAACTTATATAATGAAAAACGTAACGATAAACGCAATAAACAGATTACTGGAGTTTATAAAATGATTATAAAAAATTATAATAAATTACACAAACGAACTTCAGACAAACTATTACATAAAATATTCAAAAACTTTTACAATAAACCTGGATATACTAAACCACAAGGACAACAATGTATAGAAACTTATTCATTAGATAAAAAATTTTCTAAATCTACGTTGCCAAATATTTTTCGTCAACTTGTAAAGTAAAAGTTATGTAAATTTCCATCCGTCACAATCAGAACAATCAGTTTGTCTAATACATTCTGGAAAGTCATCTTTCCATTTAGAAATTACATTTTTTATAATATATTCTATTCTATGATTAAATATAGATTCGCTGTAACCTAATTTCTTTTTAGCATCATAAGAACATGTAAAACCAGTATGGCATTTTGTATCTATATTATAACCAATAACAGAACAAGTAGACCCACACTTACCTATAAATATAGGATCACCATTATGACCAAAATGATATATCTTATCAGATCCACGATCACTTAATCCAGATACTTGTATATAATGTAAATCACCAGGTGTTTCAAATGTTACTGCTGGTTTATCATATATAATCGAAGCAACACTCGCTAACATCCCACCTAACGAATGCCCTGTAAAATAAACTTCAGTTTTATCAAAATCGTAATCCAAACTTATATTGTCAACTATTTCTTTTACAATATTTATATAATTTTCTTTATAAGATAAACTATTACTATAACATCCTCGACAACATTCTGTTCCTTCAGTCACTCCACAATTATCACACGTTTTAAATAAATTGCTTTGTTTGTAAAAACAACACGAAAAAAATAAATTATCATTATATTTATCATTTGATGAAGATGATAATGTACACATATTTTCATATTTGTTAAAAGTTTTATCAGAAATTGTATTCAAACTTGTCCAATATACACTAGTTCCTTTAAAAGCTATCACAATTTTATCATTTGCAATATTTCTAAAAGTATATGCTTTTACAGTATCTGGTTCTATACTTCTATTTTCAACAATATCTAATGTTGTATTTAACCAATATTTACTCCCTATACTATAATATGCATTATTTGCCATTTTAGAAAATTCATACACTGAATCATAATTTATAAAATTACCAGATGATAATCCAATTATCGTAAACAATATAATTTTGCAAAACATTTACTAATTAACATTAAAATTATGTTGATTAATAAACTTATAATATTTTTATTTTTATTTTTATTTTTATTTTTATTTTTATTTTTATTTTGTTTTTGTTTTTGTTTTAGTTTGTGATTTGTTTACATAAAAAATCTAAATTTACGTTTAAATAAAGATGGTGTCTCAATTGGTGTCTCAGTTGAAGTTTCTGTTGAAGTTTCTGTTGAAGTTTCTGTAGTATTATATCCTGTATAATAATGTGTTGTTTCCGTAGGCTCTGGGATCACAACATCACGAGTTAATTCCGGAGTTGGAGTAACTTCCTCTGGACAAGGTGTTGTTTCTGTAGGCTCTGGAATCACAACATCACGAGTTAATTCCGGAGTTGGAGTAACTTCCTCTGGACAAGGTGTTGTTTCTGTAGGCTCTGGAATTACTACTTCACGAGTTAATTCCGGAGTTGGAGTAACTTCCTCTGGACAAGGTGTCTCAATTGGAGTTTGACACTCAACACAAGGTGTTGTTTCTGTAGGCTCTGGAATCACAACATCACGAGTTAATTCTGGAGTTGGAGTAACTTCCTCTGGACAAGGTGTCTCAATTGGAGTTTGACACTCAACACAAGGTGGTGTTTCTGTAGGTGTTGGTTCAGGAATAGTGATTTCTCTATCTTTTACAGTTGTACAAGGAGCTGTCTCAGTAACTGTAAAGAAAATTTGTTCAGTTAACGTGTCTGTAATGGTCTCCGTAGTAGTAATGGTGTCAGTAGTTGTAACTGTATCAGTAGTTGTAATAGTATCTGTAGTAGTAATAGTGTCTGTAACTGTTTCTGTAGTAGTAATAGTGTCTGTAACTGTATGTGTTTTCCATTTTGTTCTATAACAATTTCTTCCTTTTACAATAGACGTAATTGTTGCTGTACAAATATCAGTTGACGTTGGAAGTAATATAGTTACATCTCTATTTTTTGTAGTAGTTGGAAGAATTTGTACTGTTGTTGTATTATGTCGATGTTTTGCATCACATACTGTAGAGTTTTTTTCATTACAAGCCATTACACTTGATACGAGTGCAAATATTAAAACAGATGCCATTTTAGTCATTTTACAAGTTTATTATCTTAAACTAAGTTATCTTTAAATCAAAAAATAATTTAGTTTTTTTACAAATTAATTTTTATGAAAAAAATCGATATTATATAAATTATCATTATTGTGTTTAATTAAAAATGGTTCGTCACAAATTATCTCATTTTCTACTAAATTATGAAATTCAAAACGATTTCCACCTATGTAACATATTCTCCACCCATGTGAAGCGGCACTCATTATAAACAAATATTTAATCAAAAATTTAATCAACAATTTGTTATAAAACATTATATAAATTACACATTTAAAATAAATAAAGGATATAGCCGTAAACGCACTAATTATTTCATTTAAAAACAAATAATAATAATATTTATCTTATGTAAATGAGGAAAAAAAAAGATACTCCTGGTATACCAACTTATTCTAAAAAGTTTACAAATAATAAACATAAGTCAAAAAGCCAACATTCTATAATGCATAAACATGAAATTCGATTAAAAGACTTCAATAATAAAACAGAAAGGTTGCGTTTGATTGATAATAAAATAAAAACATTAGAAAACACATTAAAGCGTCAAAATGATGAGTTTTTAAGAAAGAGATTAAATAGAGATGATACAAATGGATTAAATGAAACAATTAGAATAAATAAAGTAGATTTAGAAAAGCTAAAATCAGATAGGCAAAACGTAGAATCTGGTGAAGATCAGATAGAATATTTATTAGATTCAAGTCGTATTATATTTGAATATATGAAATTAGATGATAGAGAAATGTCGTTGTTATCTATAAATGAAATGTCACAAGAAAATAATACAGAGTTGGATGAATTGCATTCAAAGAAAACAATATTAATAGAAGAGTATCTTACTAAATTTGAACCAAATCATTATAATCACAAACGCGATTTGTATAGAGATCAAACCAGATGTTTTAAATGTAATGTAAATTTTACAATTGACAAAAGTTTTCTAGTTTGTCCTAGTTGTGGTATTTGTTTACAAACAATTGAACAAGCAACAGAATTGTCTTACAAAGAACTTCAAGACTTTGATTATAGACCTCAGTTTACATATGATAAAATGACTCATTTGGACGATTGGTTAAGAAGATTCCAAGCTAAGGAAAATCGTAGTATACCACAAGAAATATTAGATAAAGTATTATTAGAAGCAAATAAGGAACGTATTCAAGATTTAAATACATTAACAGAGGATAAAATTAAAAGATACCTTAAAAAATTAAACTTGAACGAATATTATGATAATGTTATTGGTATAATAAATAGAATAAACGGTAGACCACCATTTACATTAACATCTGAGATAGAAGATAAAATAAAAACAATGTTTCAGCAAATCCAAGATCCATATGAAAAGTTTAAACCAGCTGGAAGAAAAAATTTTCTTAGTTATAGTTATACACTTCATAAATTTTTTCAAATACTTGGATTACACGAATTTGCCAAATACTTCCCACTTCTTAAAAGTATTGAAAAATTACGTCAACAAGATGATATTTTTAAAAAAATTGTTGTTTTTATGGCAGAAAAAGATCCTATAACAAAATGGGTATTTTACCCAAGTATTTAAAATTTAAACTTATATATGTTATTTTTAGATATATAAATTTATAAAATTGTTATCTTTCTAATCTAAATTTTTATTTTTTTTTAATCTTTTTATAATTTTATCAAATGGATTTTTACTACGTTTACTAATAACACTATCCGATATACTTTTAGTATCTTCTTTGTATAAGCTACTAATATCTATAACACTATCTGATATACTTTTTGCATCTTCTTTATATAAGCTACCAATATCTATATCACTATTAATTTCATCTATTGTCTCTGTAATTTGATCTATCACATTACCTACTGTATCGTTTACTATATCGTTTACTGTATCGTTTACTGTATCGTTTACTGTATCGTTTACTGTATCGTTTACTGTATCGTTTACTGTATCGTTTACTATATCGTTTACTATATCGTTTACTGTATCATTTACGTTTACTACATTTTCTATAATATCATCTATTACACTACTTACTATATTTGTGCTATTTTCGTGATTAATTGTATTTAATATATATTGTACATTTTCAAAGGGTTTAATTAAATTTTGATAGAAAACTTCATTGATTGTATTGTTTACATTTTCTTGTAGTATTTCTTCAATTTCAACTGTTTCTTGTATTTCCCCAATGTCAACTAGATCTGTAATTTGATTTGTTATTTCGACGGGTTCCATGATTTGATTTGTTATTTCAACTGTTTCTTGTATTCCCCCAATGTCAACTGTTTCTGTAATTTGATTTGTTATTTCGACGGGTTCTGTAATTTGATTTGTTATTTCGACGGGTTCTGTAATTTGATTTGTTATTTGGGTGGGGGCTATATTTTCAGGTTCTTGATATATTACCGATGGATTGTTATAATAACTACTATCTTCATTTATATTATCATTTAATTCTAGACGATCTAACAATACGTTGGATTGAAAACTTGAATTATTTGGAGTGGTTATTGCCTGATTATTCTTTTTTTTATCTTGAGTTTTGTTTTTATGTTTACTTTGATCTTTTATATGTTTACTGTTAGATCGTCCGCTGTCCTAATGGTGATGTCTACGGTGGTGGTGGTTATTTTTTAACTCGAAATAAAGACTTTTGTGTTCAGTTGCTCGTAAAACATCACGTAGTCGATCTGATTCTTGTGCTCGTAAAACTTCTTTAATATTAGATTCGGAATCAGAAATTTTGTCTTTAAGACTGCTATATTCGAATGCCATTTGTTTGGCAAGGTCTGATTTATTTTTCAATGCTTCCATTTGAATAGATGCAGTGTTATCACTAGCAGACTTCATCAAATTTGCATATTGTGTAGATGATTGAAGAGACATTGCAGCTTTTGTTTGTAAAATATCTTTTTGAGTTTCATTAAAATTTTTCCAATTTTGATCACTGGTTGATTTTAAATAACCAATAAGCTCATTTGTACTTCGTTGACCATCCATTCTTCCTGAATTAATAAGGTCATTTGTAGTTTCATGAGATCTGTAAATAGATTGGTCAATACCAGCTGCTGTTCTGTAAATATTATCGTCAACGTGAGCTCCTATACGTTCTGTCGCAAGAAGATTATCAGAGGCACCTTTGTTTATATAATCATTGGTAATAGCGGATGTTTTGAAAATAGTGTCCCTAACACTAGAACCTTGATCCTTAATACCATCGTTTAATAATGTAAAATTGCGATTTTGACGGTTTTCATTTGCGTATTGTGCGCGTTCTTGTGTATCAAGAATATTTTGTGTTTGTTGTTGTTGAGATTTTAAACCTTCAATGTTTTGAAAACTCTGAGATTGAAGTAAATCTTTGTCAATACCTGATAGTTTATCAGATAAATAGTTCATTTGGTCATAACTTGCTTTTAATTGAGCTGGGTCCATTTTTTATAACTTGTATTGTTATACTATTTCCAAAGAAAAAAAAAATATAGAAATTTCGCACAAAATGAACAAAAAATACTTTTCAAGTTTATTATTTTTTTTACACTTACTATTTAAAAACAAAAAATACAATAAATTTTACTTAATGTACATTTTGCTTTTTATTGGCTTAAAATATGTTTATTAGACGATAAATATGCGTACTAATATATATATTTTTTTATTTGTTTATATTAACTATTATAACAATGGATAATGAAAATTACATTTCCCCTAATAAAATTACAAAACAATATGATATCACTTAAGGTAATTTAAGAAGATGGGCAGAGGCAGGTAAAATTAGATGTTTACGACCAAATGGAGGAAAAAGAATTTATAATATTGAAGATATTAAAAAAATTTTTAACAATAAAACAACTACTGAACAACAAGTGACTGAACCAATACAGAATACTAAAGAAAACGAAGAACCTGGTCAAAATACAAATAAAGTAGAAACTGAAGAAGATATTAAAAACATCTTGCAAAAATTAAAACAAAATATAGAACAAGAAAAAAATATGAATTCTATAGATGATATTACAAACGAACTTAATGATATTATGGTTCTAATCAATCATATTAAGAAAAACGAAAGTTAAAAATCTTTTAGAAAATATAATTATCGTAAATGTATAAATTAGATTTATGATAAAATTTAGTAGTCAGATATTACGGGCATTGTATCTTCTCTACAAATGACACAATTTGTTTTACCGGATACATTATAAAATCTACACCAACATATAGCATGAACTGCGTTATTACATTGGTATTTACAACATATAGTCATATCATTTTCATAATCTATAATATCTAGGCATATTGGGCAATTTTCATTTCTGCCAACTTTATATTTTAAAGATTCTTCTTTTATCCAACAATCTGCAATTATATTTTTATAAGTATTTATTGACCAATATATAGGATCTATGTTTCCGAATTTTTTAGATCCTAACCAATAAATATGTTTACAATTACGACGTCTCATAGTATAATCCTTACACGAACAAGAACAGTTTATATTATATAATTCTCTCCACACTTGTACCATATAAATTTTACTAGTTGATCCTAATACTTTAAAATCTAACCCTGAGATTTCATCAATATTACTGATTTGTTCACCATTGTAAATAACTGAAGTATCTATTAATAATATTCTTTGTGTTAAACTACGTAATTTTCTTTTATAATCCTCATTTGTATATTCTTGTAACTCAATTGTATCAATGTTATCATCCATCAAATTGTGGAATAAATTATTACTGATACTAGACATATCCAATTATTTTAATACAAATAATGTTTTTATTTAGTTTTTTTTTAAAGATTTCACTTTACCCTATAAACTTGTCTATTTGTGATATAGCACAAACTATAATATTATTAAGATTATTTACTTCTTCTATGGTGTTTCTTATATCATCTTCTAATTTAAGTTGATGTTTTATTACTTCATTTTCAAAATACATAGAATCAAGTTTTTTATCAACATTTGTAAATCTATTACATGTTTCTTGTGTTAATTTGTTTAACAGATTATTTAAATCTGCCAATTTAACATCTATACCTGTTTTATAAATAGAAAACTCGTCTTTTAATTTGTCAATTATAAATGTAGTACAAAATTCAGAATTATCACCTCCTGTAATATTTGATATTGATATATTTGTAATAATAGCCTGTAAATTATTCATTATATCAACTTTATATTTTTCAAAAACATCATCACATATTTTTAATGTTTCCAAGTGCATATTACTATTAATTTCTTTATTGTTATTTAATTCAACCATTATACCAGTTGTTAATTCTGCAAACTTATCTTCAATATAATCTTTTAATTCTTTGTAAACTAAAACTTCCCTACTTTTGCAATCACAACATCCTTGTAATAAGTTTGACTGCGAATCAATTTTAATATTAACAATATCAATCATGTTTTCCAAGTTTACCAAGCGACTCATTAAGTCTGCATTTGACACCTTTCTAAACATATGTTTTATTTATACACAAGTAATTTTATTATACAACTTAACGTAATACCGGAATAAATTCGTATGCAATTCTGATTTTTGCGTTAAATAGAATATAATATTTTATAAATAAATACTAAATGTCAAAAGGCAAAGGAAAAGTTATTGATTATTTGTTTGAAGATCCAGAAATATCTAACCAAAAATACGCTCTAGTTAGTATAGTCGGACCACATATGCCACAAAAATGTGACGTTTGGGGTTTAAAAGTAAGAGGAACGGCTGATTCTTTAGAAAATGCAAAGGCTTTATGTAAACGTCTTTTAAGAATAGATAATCATTATGATATTTATACAGTTGATGTTGGTAAGTTTTTTCCTCTAGCAATTGACCCATTAAAAGTTCAAAATGTAGAATATCAAAATGATCAATTGAATTCTTTAATTCAAAGTTATCTTGAAAATAGAGACAATGCAAATGATTTATGGAATCAAAGAAAAACCGAATTAATTGATGAAGCTATTAAAGAAGGTAAAAATCAAAAGGAATTTGCAAACAAACCAGAACATCCTATATCAGTTTTACACAGAATTAAAAATTATGAAGAAAATATTTCTGATACAGAACGTTCACTAGAAACTCTTAAAGAAGAACTAGAAAAAGCAAGACGTAAATTTGACAATTATACAGAGGAAGAAAGAGAAATTTCACTAAAAGAATTCAAAACAGCATTGGAGGATAATGTAAAACAAATTGAAGACAAACCTATTTCTGTTGATGATATTCGTAAAGAATTAGAATCTGAATTTAAAAATGAATTAACTAGAACTGATGAACCACCAAACATTGAAGATATTATTTCAAAAATTCAATCTTTAGAAGATGAGTTAACTGAACTTGAAACATTTAAATCTTCATTATCTTCAACTGCTTCTCCTAAAGGTTATGATACAATTGTAAAAAGAATTGATAAAATCAAATCGGAAATAGAGACATTTAAATCCAAGTTAAATAATAAAGAATTAGTTAACAATTATATAAATGAAAATTATCCAGATTCAAAATGGCATTTTGATTAAACATTGTATATTTCATTAAATATATTTATAATTTTTTTATAAATATATAATAATAATGGAATCATCCGAAGAAAAACAACGAAAAAACATAATTTTAACTACATTTATCCGTTTAATATTAAAATATGCGTTTGAAGGTTTAATTATTGCCATAGCTGCTTATTATATACCACTTATGTATAAAACATCCTTAAAAACACCTACTTTTAATGAAATATTTTCAATTGGATTAACAGCATCTTTAACAATGATAGTTTTAGACTTTTTTTCTAACAAAACAGCAACTGGTGTAAGATTAGGCGCTGGATTAGGTATTGGTAGAGGTTTAGTAGGTTTATAAACTAAAATCTTGTATTACATATACTTTTATAATGAACTATCATCTGTGTTTTTTTATAATATCTTAGTTGGTTTTGTATATTATGCCAATCAGATTTACTAATTTTATTATAACATTTTAAATACAATGTCGAATCAATTTGCATTCTGTCATATTCATCTCTTGAATACACTGAATAGATTGTATTGTTTTCTAAATTAAAACCAACACTTTTCATTGCACACTAACAATATCATAACCATATATTTTTATTTTTAAATAATAAATATAAAAATAATCAGTTTACTTTCTAAAGATGTTTAGTTGTACATTTTGCATTAAACATCTAAAGATGTTTAGTTGTACATTTTGCATTAAACATCTAAAGATGTTTAGTTGTATTTATAAAATAAGGATTGTTTTTTAATTGTCCGTGTACTAAATCTGGTTGTAACCTATCAGCAACAACTGTATCCATAGCATCATTGTCGTCACGGTGTCTAATAGGAATACCTAATTGATCTTTGTTAGGAATGTGTTTGTAATCATTCATAATTTTTGGTCTGTTGTCTAATTCTTCTTTTAGCAACATATTATCAGTTACTTTTATGTCTGCAAAGGAATCTTTACCAGATGAAATTTGAAAGTTTTGTGGGCCAGAAGGTCTTTGTCCCATTAAAGACTCTTGTTTTTGATCACGAATTGTTACATTATCAAAACGAACTCTAGATTCAGATTCAGATGCGTATTTTGCATTACCTTTATATTCAGGATGAATTGCATTTCTAACCTTTTCAGGATTTGCATACGTACTTTGAATGGTATGATTTTTAACAATTTTATCAGCATTATAAATATAATCTTTACTTGACTCTGTAATAATTTCTTTACCTGTGATTTTAGCTTCGTGTTTATTTACAAGATAACCCATACCATCATTTATATGTGCCTGTCCCTTGTATTTATTATCAACTAACGATTCCTTATGAGTTTGTTTTGCTGTAACATTCGAAATACCTGCATTATAAGGAGCATTAGATCCTACGTTAAATGAAGTATTAATGTTACCTGTATTATCCGCATCCCTTAACGTTTCTCTTATAGTTGTTCTTGTTTCATCTTGTGGTTTAAGTTTTACTCCTGAAGATTGCATATTTACATTTAATAAATGTACTTTATCACCAGTGCTAGCTCTTTCAGATTCAAATACTTGGAATCCAGATTTACCATAATCATGACCAGATTGATTATTTACTATTGTACCACTTAAATTTCTACCAAAATCATTTTTAAAATTGTTTCTTTTTGGATTTTGGAAATAAGATGATAATTCTTCACTATTATCTACATTTGATAAACGTTGTTTAGTAGCTTTATGAATACTATCCTGACCACCATAATATTCCATATTATAACTTTGTCTAGAACTAGCTTTCATATTAACAGAATAATCTTCTCTCACTTTTGGTCCGACAAATTCACCTGGTCCACTAAATCTATAATTATTTTCAAAAAACGTATCTGGACGATTCTTTTTCATTTCCCCAAATACACCACGATTCTCTCCCAATTTACCTGATAAAACTCTGCCTTCGTATGTTTCTTTTGGTTTATTACCTGGACGTAATTCATTTATATCTTTATAACTTGGCCTAATATTATTTTCAAATGTACCAGATATTGGCGCAGATATTTTTTCTGGTTCAACAGGTCTTTCATTTTGTCTATAAAGTGATGGAATATATCTATCCATATTAACTTGTGATGAAAATACAGGATTACCATATATGTTTTCAGGAGTTTTATCATATAAACTTGAAATTTCCTTTTTATGAGCAAAAGTGGATATATTACCAGTATGTTGATCTAACAGTGCTTCATTTGAAAATGTTTCTATATTTTGTTTAGTATTACTTCCAAAGAATGGAACCATATTATTATGAGATTTATCAAATGGTTTACCTGTTAATAAATTAACATCAGTTTGTTTAAATGGTAAACTTGTATCAGAACTCATGTTAATAGAATTAACATCTTGACCAATATATTTTCCAAGAGGCTTAAACATTGGTCTATTGTCTATTACAACTTCTTTTTCAGCTTTAGGGTTTATTACATTTTCTAAACGATTAATATCATTTAACTTACCTAATTGTTGCGAAGTTAATCCAGATATATCAGGAATTAATGCAGGTGTTAACACAGAATCACTCCCAACTACACTATATGTATTAAAAAGAGGTGGAATATATCCACTTTCAGACGGATTCTCTGATTTTTTGTAATTTTGCAAAGATCTTTTTAAAATTTCATCATTAGATTCATTTACAACATTTGATGTATAAATATGCTTACCATTTGGCTTATCAAATTCTTCAATTGTTTCTCTTACAGTTTCTTGCGTTCTAGGATTTCTCCCATCCCTACTGAAAAAATATCCCGCTAAAGTCGTCAACCCAATTAATGGAAATGTTAAATCACTCATAATTATATTACAATTTGTAAAGAAATAAAGTTTAATAAAATAACCATAATAAAAAATCCAAAGACTAATAAAAAAAATGTTTAATATATTTTTTATTAAAGAATAATACACCATATTTTTTCTCACAATATTTTCTTACCATATTTTTCTTACCATATTTTTCTTACCATATTTTTCTTACCATATTTTTCTTACCGTATTTTCTTACCATATTTTATTCCCAAGCTAAAAGTTTTTTAATTACCATTTTATCAAGACTATAAATTTTGTCTTGGACATCTGTAAATCCAATTGGTTTGTTTGTAAGTTTGTATTGAGCATGAAGTTGTCGTAAAGTTCTATAATAAAGATTTTCTTGTGTAACTTGGACTGTATGTTTGATGTGTGATTCAACGTATAGTCTGTATACTGTCTTGACTAGTTTTAGTAGTGCTGCTTTAATGTAAGTAAACATAAAAGTATTTTCTGTATAAAATTTTTCAAGTAATACAAGAGATTCTGGTTTGTTTAAAAGTTCTAGATATCTCATTCTAATTTGAGGAACATTTCCTCTGATAGATTTGATCATCTTATATCTTTCAAAGTCATACTTGTACAATTCCCATGTCTTACTTGCTTTATCAAAAATCTTGATTAAAATTCCTCTTTTAAATTTACAATCAAAGTTATTAACATCAGAACCTAGATTTCTAAAATCTTCAACATCCATCAATTTAGGACGTTTAATTCCATAAACATTTCTAAACTGATTGCTAAAATCTTCAATGTAAGTAGAATTATTGATTCTTGAAACATAAACCAACATATTGACATTATGTTTAACAACAATTCTGTTTTCACGATGAAGCAAAACAAACACATATGTAAAATTTGTATCCATTGTTTCCAACAAATTTTTATCAAATGTTTCCCAAAACATCGTATCAAAATCTTTGTTACCAGTCCAATAACTAGAATTCGCAGTAATACACCTAGTAGTTGCTGTATGCCATTCGCCACCATAATTATACAAACGAATAATAGTACCATCTTCACAATATTCAATTCTTACACCGTGACTGTTATTTTGAACCAAATTAATAACTTCTTCAAAATTATCAATATCATTTAAACGATTTTGACACATACAAATTACTCGTTTAGTATCCTTTTCGAAAATCAATCCATTTGCTTGCTTTTTATAAAGCTCTATCATTTCAGAATTCACAATTGATTCTTGTAGATCTGACACACCTTGAATATCAAGTACAACAGAATCAACTTCCATTGTTGGTGAACTAGGTGCAATATCATTACAAGTCTCTTCAACTAAACCATTCTTAGTATCAATGGTTTCAACAGTTTCTACGTTAACAAAGTTTGTTTTTTGTGTTTTTTTGTTTTTAAAATTATCGTTTGTGTTAGCAAGCAAAAACAAATTTCCTTGACACATTTCCTTTTCCTTTACACAAAGACCAAGTGATTCAGAATTGGTTTTAATTTCTTCAAAAGAAGAATCGTTAACAAATTGACAAATATCAGAAACATTAATAATAGACATCTTAAGTAATTGATCACAAATTTATAATTTACACTATTATATAAAAAAAATTCAATTTTTTCTTAAAGTGAATTTTTCTACACATTATTTAGGTTATTTTTATAAATTTGTCAATAGTATTTCCTAAAGTAATAGTTGTTTTCTCAATTTGAGATAATCTTATTCTAGCATCTTCAATACGTTTGTTGTCCAAGTTAGATACTTTTTGTTGTACATTTTCAGTGAATACATTTTGATTAACACGTTTGATATTTTGCAAATCAACTTCTTCAATATAATCTTTACAAACAAACATTGGATATTCTATCATTTTATAAATACGATTTTCCTTAAAACTGTTTCTAAAATCATCTATTGATAATTCTCCACCAAACATTTTTAATGTACATCTAGGTGGTGCTGGTTCCAAATGCGCATCCAATAAGAAAGTACCAGTTATTTTACTGTATAAATACTTTACCAAATAATCTTTTAATTCACCACGTCTCGTTTCCTTTTTATAAGCCATCATACAAGAAAAACTACAAAAAACTCCCTTTACCTGAAATTTTTTTACAACACTATCATATTTTTCAGGAAGTCCAATTGGAACTGTATCAAAATTATGACAACACCACCAACAACATACATTTGTTTTATGCAACCAATCTTCGTTTTTAACAAATTCTCTTAACAATTCAAAAAATCCTCTTTTTCTATTTTGATCTTGTTGATCATCTGTTTCGATGTTATTTGATACTACCTTTTCATTATCATCTCCGAAAATTTTATCAATTAAATTGGAATCTTTATGAAGTATTTCCAATTTATTTATTAACTGACTATCTTGGTGTTCTCTGTATTCAATTCTCTTTTCATATAATTCCGTCAAATCATTTTCATTATTAATAATTTCACTTATAATAGAATCTTCCTTTTCTAATAATTCATCGTATTCTTTTTGTAACTCATTTAAATTAATATCATTTTCCTTTTGCATTTTGTCAAATATATTATTTATATGATGCACAGTATCAACTACTTCATTTTTAATATCATTATTAGATGGGGAAAAACATAAGGTAGTGTCTACATTGTTTAACTTTTCATTTCCAATATCAGTTTCATCTTGATCGTCCTTCACATCTAAATGTAAAATATAATTATTATTATCTTGCAATACTGTTGTTAATGGTATTTTTTTCCTTATCGATGAACTAAAATACTTAACAGCTGCTTTTCTACCACGCTTTTTCTTTTGTTTAACTTCTTCTACTACCACTTCCTTCTTCTTTCTACCTCTTTTCTTTTTTTCTTCTGGATTTTTTGGTACATTTTGAATAGTAGTATCTTTTCTTGGTCTACCTTTTTTTCTTTTTACAATAGGTTCAACGTTATCAGTTATCTCTATTTTTGAAATACCAGAGTTTAATTCATCCATTTATAGATTGAGTTACTAACTAATATATTTCTAACTTTTTCAATTTTTGTTAATTAACTAAAATTAATTTCTAAAAGAATTGTAATAATGAGTAGTAATAATACAAATTCAGATACAATTGATGAATGTCCAAGTATATTAAATGTTCTAGGGTTTCTTAAATTCCCAGATCTTAAACCAATTTCACTAAGTGATACTGACACCGCATCAATTGCTTCATCTGAAGAAAATCCAACAACTTTATCTTCACTCGCCTCTAAATCAGTTTCACTTTCAGACTTAACCCCACCAACATCTCCCATCAGTTTACAATCAAAATCAAAATCTGAACCATCCCTAAATTCCCCAAGTACCCAAATTGGAAAAGGATACAAACGCAACACCAAAAAACGCTCCACTAAAAGCAAGTCTAAAAAACGCTCCACTAAACGCAAGTCTAAAAAACGCTCCACTAAACGCAAGTCTAAAAAACGCTCCACTAAACGCAAGTCTAAAAAACGCTCCACTAAACGCAAGTCTAAAAAACGTTCTACTAAACGCAAGTCCAAAAAACGTTCTACTAAACGCAAGTCTAAAAAACGCTCAACTAAACGCAAGTCCAAAAAACGCTCCACTAAACGCAAGTCCAAAAAACGCTCCACTAAACGCAAGTCTAAAAAACGTTCAACTAAACGCAAATCCAAAAAACGTTCTGTGAGATCAACAAAAGATGTTTTCGAATAATTTTTTTATTACAACAAAAAATTTCCATATTGTAATTACAAACAACAACATCGAAAGTAAATATTTATGATAATCTTATCCTTTTACACTATATCTATGACAATTCCCTGAACTTACATGTAGTTTCTCCATAGATTCTAAAAATTCATATACTATATCACCATTTTCATCACTATAGTAAACTTTTCTAATACCACGTTGTATTAATTTATCAATACACGAATTACAAGGTCTAGAATTCCTCAATTTATTTGTTTTTGGATTTCCTAATCTAATAATTAAGATATCCATACCTTTTGTTAATTTTAATTTACAAAGTGCATCAATTTCAGCGTGAATAGTATACTTTATATACTTGTCATTTACTCGATCTCTTTTAATATATCTATTATACCCGAATGTATATACCTTACCACCTTTTATTAAACACGCACTGTGCTTATGCGTTAATGAAGAAAAAGTGGCGATTTTTCTTAACAAATGTATGTGCTCCTCAAATTTGCTTGGATCACATTTAATAACAGACATATTCTTATTCCCTTATTCGCTTTACACATTTTTATTTAATTCAATTTTATTATATCCCTGCAATTACACGTTTAAGTTCTATGTTAAACCCGTATTTTTCTCCATTCTTCCATATATTTCTAAATTCTACAGTTATCATATCATAACAACAACCTACTCTAGGTAAATTAAATCTTCCATAATCTGTTTCTATAGAATACTTTCCATTGTAATTTGGTAAATAACATCTTATTAAAAATTTCTCATCATCTTCATTAAATAAATCATATATCTCTTTGTCAAATAATTCACTAAATTTGTTTTTTGTCAAATTTTTCAATGTAATATTCGTATGCCTTAACAACTTTAACAAACTTAAACAACTATATTTTTCAAATTCAAATACAATAAATTTTTTATCCAAAAATTTTACCTTTGATTTATATAGATTAACACCTATATTTGGATTGAAATAATAATTACAATTACCCAATACACGTTGATTTTTTTTTAATATCTTTAAAGATTCAGTTTCTATCATATTGTCTAAAAATTCAGAGTTTAATATAGTTATTGTCATTTATATTAAACTATAATATTATAAATAGTTTTTAACTTAATTCTTCTCTTGTATCCTTTCTACAAACTGGACACGTTACTCTTTCATTACATAACCAATTTTGAATACAATCTTTATGAAAAACATGATTACACGATAATTTTGCTATAACATCTTTAACTTTATATTCATCCATACAAATATTACATTCTGATTGATACTTTTCTTCAATTGATTCAGTTATTGTTTCTGAAAATAATTTATTAAATTGATCATTAGTTAATGTTACTTTTACATCTTCCATATTATCATAATTTGTAGGAATATCTCCCTCTAGTAAAATACTAAATAATCTTGAAACCACACCGTTTCTAAAAAAATTATCACTGCTACCAACTAACCCAGTGTCGCCATTATTAAATAAATTCGATATTATATTATTTTCATTGTTTGTAAAATAATCGACGGAATTAGTATTCGAATTGTTAAAATTACGTGTAGTAGTATAATTTGAATTAGTGTTATTATTAAATGGATTACTAAGTAAATTATTAAAGTTAAAATCATCATCTAATACATCGTCAGACATTTCTAAATGTCTACGTATACCATATATTCTATTTATAATTTGTTGATTTATATTTATCACATCACTTATTTCATCTATACGAGGTGTAGTTAAAGGCTGTGAATTAATATGATCAACCCACTCCTCATATAATTCATTAAAGTCACCATTCATTATGTTAATCTAAACTATTATTTTAAATTAATTTTTTTTTATACACTCACTAATTTAATTAGATATATATTTTTGTAAAAAATCTTTATAGGTCTGACTTTTTGGTAATTCTCCACGTAATGCTTTTTCAACTGTTCCTTTATCATATTGCGCAATATATTTTTTGACTAAAAACTCATCTTGTTTTTCCTTTTCAACCAATTCTCCATAAATTAAATCGTCTATTTTCTTTTGTTTTGAAAAATCACTTTCGTCGCCAATACTATTATATTTTGATTTATAGTCATTTATATCCTTTTGAGTCACCTTTTTAATAGATCTATTTTGTTTTGAAACAATCACTTTACTATTTGGATTTTTTACACCTTTGTATGAATATTTATAATCACTGTAATCAGAACCCCAATAACCTACTCCATTTTCCCCAAGCATATCACCTGTTATCATTAAACCATTAAACGAACTAACTAAAGCACAATTTCCAAAATCAGACGAATTATATCCGCTAAATCCATCTGTAGTTTTATGTATTAATGACTTTTCTATCACTTTGTCATAGTCTTCATCTTTCTTTTTATTATATTCAAATATATCATTAAAATCATCATTTGAAAACTTTTTATCAGTAAATTGATTACAAATATCTATTTCTAAATTATCATAATCTTCCATTTTAGTTAATCTATCATAATTATCCCCATATCCATGACTATTTGGATCTTCTTTTTTAAAAGTTTGATTAAACTCTTTTAAATCATCATTTGTCATAACTTTAGTTTGTTGTTTATCATCTTTTGAATTTTTTTTATATCTAATTACTCCTTTGCTTTGTTCCCTTTTTTTTTTAATATATTGATAAGACTCTGATAATATTTTAAAATATTTTTCATACTTTTTCTTTTTTTCTGGATCTATATATTTATCTGGATGATATCTTTTAACTTTTTCTCTATATGTTTTAGTTATACGTTCACCTGTATCATCCTTTTTAACACCCAATATAAAGTAAGG